CCAGGTTAGACATTTGCTACAGTGCAAAATGGTCGAGACTCGAAAAAGGAGACACAATGACGTCGCCAACCACCAAAGAACTGCTCATGCGCGTGATCGCCGTGGAATCACCGAAACTGTTCGACGGGTCAGACAACGAGCCAATCGAAGTGACCTCCTACTCCTATCAGGAAGAAGGAATGCGTCTCTGCGATACATGCGACTATCCGGAATTACTGCTCATAGGATACCGGACACGCGGCGGAAAAACGAAACATCTAAAGTATGAGTACTTCGGCCTACCAAACCTGCTCGAAACATTGGACAAGTGGGATAGGCAACACGACGATACGAGGGAGTCGGACGCATGAAATGGTTTACCAGCGACCTGCATTTCGCGCACCCATTCGTGGCCGCGCTACGCGGTTACTCGCGACCCGGATACGCTCGCGACGAATCGATCAAGCAACAGGTCGAACACGACGGCAGACAGCTCAAGGATTGCGTTGACTGGCGGAAGCATGATGCCGACATCGTACAAGCGATAAACACATACGTCGGCAAGGAAGACGAACTCTACATCTTAGGAGACATCAGTTCCGGCAGCACGTGGAGCGTCGATCAGGCGATAATGCGCATCCAAAACTTGCAAGTACCACGCAAACATAGGCATCTGATCCTCGGCAACCACGAACTCTACGCATCCAGCCGCACGCTGGAAAAGTTGGCAAGCGTGTTCGGGGAAGTCGGAAGAGTCGGCATCACCGAAATCAGAGACGGGCGGGGTAACAATCCACACACGGTATTTTTAAGCCACTTCCAATGGCGTGAGGACTTCACGCAAAGCAAGCCCCTAGGCGCAGTCTCAACCAATTGGAACGCGCCGGAATTAGCCGAATACGCGATACCACGCATGGAAAACACGCTGCTCCTGCACGGACATACGCACGCGTATGACCCGCTTGAGTTCGGCAGACATCATAATGAGATCAACGTCGGATTGGACGCATGGTGTTTCGAGCCAGTCAACGAAGCCGAATTGATGGACAATTGGCTACACGCCGCGTTAAACGCCGACTGAGTGGTCTACGATGGCCCTGATAACAACAAATGCGTTTAGCGAGTGTTCGCCAAACGTTGGAAACCGGCTTCATCATCCTCCGGATATTTGAATCTGGCTTCGATGCCCTGCGTTTCGAGAATCGCGGCTACCTCCCTGCTGCGGGCATTGGCGATGGCGTAATCGCCCTTGTCGCGGCCATACCGATCGTAGTGTTCCTGGGAACGATAGTACAACAGGTCCACATGGTTGGGCGCGTGCCCTTGTGTTTCCGTCATCTCGTCCACCGCATCCAAAGCGGATTCGACCGCCTGGATGTGCAAGTCAAGCATGTGCCCAAGCCAGGCTTGTACGTCGGCTGGCGCTTCCGCCTCGCCGGGCTTCTCCCAACGTTTCACCGTCATCACGGCATTGCCGAAACGGTCGGCAAGCATCTTCTGACTGATGCCGCATCGCTCCCGTGCCGCACGAAAAGCGGCCTTCGATCCAAACGTCATACAAACCTCCAGACAATCATGAAAACACGGAAAACGTCGGTTCCAGCATGAAAAACACGCTGGAGCCGGCAGAACAACGATTTTCAGCGGAATACGTCACGCCTTGACGCAATCGAACACCAGCAAATCGGAATCATCGGAATCCGTTCCGATCTTGGAGTCAAGACGCCACCCGTTTTCCTCAAGACACCGTTTGATGTCCTCCGTCCAATCATCCGCCTCCACGTCGGACGGGGTGAACTCCAAGTCGTCCACAATCTCCCTATCCTCATGGAAATCGATGAAGTAATCGTAGATGCGGATATGGAACGTCGAATCCACGTCAAGCGGGTTCCTGAGCACCGCATTGTTCGGCTCCATCACGTCGATGTAGGCGTTGTGGGCTTCGATGCGCTCGGTCCATCCGCTGATGGTTTCAGGATCGTTCAGGTCGATGAACCAGTCCATGAGCTGCTCGGTGGTCAACGTGTCTGAGTAAGCCGAAAGCTCTTCGTACAGCTTGTCGTAATCGGATTGCGTGGACTCCTCGTCAGCGACGAGCCGCTCATACTTGGCACGGAGCCGTTCGGACGGGATGCAAAGCCATGCGTCTTCGGTTTCGCCGTCCTTGTCGAGCTGGCAATCATAGACGCGATGGCGGAGCTCCGACTTCGGGAACTCCAGTGCGAATGTGCCAGTCTCATTCCACTTGTGGCCTCTGGTTTTTTCGATACGAATGGTAATCATTTCAATCTCCTTGTGATTGTGGGGATGCCTTGATGCTTCCCGTTTGTTGCTAACTACAATATATGTTACCAAAGGTAACATTTCAAGTTGGTGTGTCACCGACGACTTCGCAGCCGGGGATCAGTCCTCGACATTCCAAAGGCAATCGCCGTATTCGCGGACCTCGCCTATGGTGGGCGCTCCAATCGTGCCCATGGGCCGGCACGCCATGCGATTGACGTCGGCCAACAGTGCGGCCCGGTCGGTCTTCTCCCAATCCTCGTACATGCCGGACGCCCATTCGCCTGGGCGGATGGCGATTCCGCCATCCTCTTTTATCGAGATGGCCATTGGCACGCCATTGACGTCGATCTCGGTGGCGTAGGGGTTGACGGTGGCCTTCTCCTCGTCGTAGGCCGACGCGAAGAACAGTTCCATCTCCGTTTCCGGTGCTCGATGCTGGAATGCGAACCATTCGTCGGCATCGTCGAAGAGTCGTTCGATGGCCTCTTCGGATGGAAGCGAGACCGTCTCGTTGGTGCAGCGCGTGGTGAATGTGATCGTTGCCATTTTCGTGTTCCTTACTGTTTTGGTCCATGCGTTCGATAAAACAAAACGCCCCGACCGAAGTCGAGGCGTTTTGCGACATCAAAACATGCCTGATATGCATTTTTCGATTCACGCATATTACACATAATTTCAATCCACGCGCTTCGAATTGAGTCGAAGCTATTTCAACCGGACACTCGCCATTCCGGTGCGACAAAAGTTATTATATCACACGTCGTGTCCGCAGGTGTGGGTGATGCCGTAGTGTGCCATTTTGGTTTGTCCTTTCTTTTTGCTGACATGATTTTTATTAGAATGGAGTAATAAACGAGTCGGGTGTATCGAACAGGCTGATATCAAAAAACATGCCCGACCGCGCATGATCGTTGCACATCCACCTGCGAACCCTCCAAACCGGCATCATGAATAAGCCACGCCTCCAACTCCACGTCAGGAATCACACTGGAATGACCGTAAGCATACAAGAAGCCAGTCGGAGTCGTGATTTCAAGCCGATACCCGCCACCAGAGATCCGGTAATATCGCAGCCGCCACATCACGGCACCTCGATCTCGTCACGCCATGACAGCATGTCGCGCGTAATCATATCCCCGGACGACACCTGCACGTAAAGCCACGCACGATAACCCAACCGCGCCTCACGATCACGTTCCAACCATGCGGTCAGCCATTCCACCCACAACGAAACAGGCGAACGATACCTCCACATGTCACAATCACGCACGCGATCATGACAAACAAACTGATAAACCGCCATGACAAACACCCCTCTCACTTAAGCCCATCGAACATGCGCGAGTAAGCCAGCTGAACATTCCCAAGCCCACTGCAGTACGCAGTCATACGATCCGCCGCCTTATCCGACATGGCAAGCCGCAACCGCCTATCATTCGGAAACGCAACCTCACGCAACATTTCATCCTCGCTCACCGAACGCATCACGACATGCTGCGGAAACATCGCATCGAACACGCATACGCACAACCCGAAAGCAATCAACTCGGTTTCATCGGACACGTAGCGAAAATCCTGCCGGGCACGCTCCAAAACATGCACGCGATCAAAAGACGACGAATCCAGCAATCCAGCGAACTCACGAATAGTGTCATCATCCAAGCCGCCGCACATCGGCTCAAACTGCACCACATCGATCAAATCATCCCGCATGTCGGGAATCAAACCGCCCGAACCAATGTCAGGCGTGTAACAATCATTGAAACGTGCCCACCATTGACCGACAACCCGAACGACATAGCCGACAATCTCGGACGGCAACGAAACATTATTAGAAACTTCCATGATAGAATCTCCTTTGCAATTGCTCACACAAACTGATTGATTGCAGCGGGGGAGCGGCCTTCACCCGCACTCCCGCACACTCTTTTGCTCAGGTGTTCAGGCGTGCCACTGCACCACACTCACACCGTCAACAAGCACATACGACGTGCCGTCGCCATTACCAGCCGTCGAAGCATCCCACTTGCACACATGCTGATAGGCGGAACCCCCATCGACCGAGACGGAACCATCCTCGACGAAACAAGCCGGAATATCCGCCCAAGGAAACGCGGAAGCGACGGAACCAGGATTATCACGACGCCACGCATTCCAAGACTCGACCGTCTCAGCAGACGCGCTACCCAACGCCTGGGCCTGATCAACGGCTTCCAAACGACCGCCAGCACAAACGGCTGCGACAATCACCGCAATGAGAAAAACGTTACGAACCTTATTCATTAGCATGGTTTGCTTCTTTCCGGCAGACCATGTAAACTATGATCTGCCTGATTATTTTTGTTGAGAGGTAATTAAGGCGCCGCCACCGCTCAGAACAGTGGCGGCAAATTCTTTTATGCGGCAAGCTTCAGATTATGGCTCGCGAGATAGCTGGCAATCTGCTCTTCAAGCCGCGCGTCAACGTCCGTGTAATAGTCGCGATACGCGATCACACCGCCCGTACCGTCGAACGTGACATACGCGACGCGACGGCCTTTGGAATCACGGAAGCCACGAGGCTTATGCACGTAAGCGCCGAACACGTCGGCTAGTTCCTTGACTGATTTGCCACCTGGAATAGTCACCTTGCGCACTATGATCGTGCTGGAAGTCCTGACAACCTCATGCGGTTCCGTTTGCGGTGGAACTTCGGGAATCTCAGCCGTGACCGGCTCCGGTTCGACAACCTCAACCGACTGTGCGACAGGCGCCACCGGTTCGACAACAGGCAGATCATCATAAGTCTCACACATCTCAGGATGATCCTGCTCCATTGGAGTCAGAAACGACACGTCACGCGACACAACCATGCCGCCATGCTCCCACGACAACACCCAGCCACGTTCACGGTCAACATCAGGAAGACTCAAACCGTGAGCCGAATAATCACCACAATCATCGGAAGTCCACTGCAGTACGCCACGTTCCACGATTGACGGCACGTCACCGATCTCACTCACGGCCTGAGCGTAATCGGAGCCGTTAGGGTCAAGCCACGTGCCACCATCGGCACGATATGCGGCGGCAACACCACGCACCGCCTGAGCATTCACGACACCTGGAACCATACGCCACGACTCGACGTTATCCGACATGCCGAAACGCCACACGCTCGGACTGTCAACCGAATTGAAAAACATGAAAACACCATCGGAATTGACAGCCCACAAACCGTTAACCTTATTAGACATTTCAAACCCCTTAAAAAGAAAACGTTGAAAACAAAGGGCGCGGCACAATCGCCACGTCCTGGAATTAAACAAACAGACTGAGTGAATCAGACGCCCACACGCCTACGTGCGGCGGCCTCAGCCTTGAAGAACGCCGCGAAAGCGTCGCCAATGGACGCATAAAACACGCCATCAATCCACCAGCCGGCATAACCTTTGGAATCATACCCACGCAGCTCTGCAAGCTCAGCGCGCATAAGCGGCAACGCCTCACGACGCGACACCGCGCTACGATGCCAATTATTGTCGAAATGATCCGCAGCAACCCAAGCGTCGCGTTCCTCACGCGAATCAAAAGACAACAGGCTGCAATACGGCTCACCCTCAAAATTGGTAAAGCCGACACCAAACTGCCAATACCCGGCATAAAAATGGACACTCATAACACACACTCCATTCGAGCAAAAAGATTGATTGATTGATGGACGTGATTGATAGGCTCACGCCCGAAAGCCTGGAATAAGTCAGCGCATACGCTTGCGATTAGGACAATTGGGATATTCGATGGCCTCGCATTGCAAGGCGCTCTCCAATTCCAACCGTCGTGCATTGCTGCACAAGAAACACGCCTCATCACTCTTGCGACACGATTCACGCCACAAGGCGTCGGCGCGTTTCGGATTATCGCAGTCGCTTTCCGCGATAAAACAGCGTAAGGCGCTCTTACGGCAACGTTCAGCCTCATTCCTCAGCCTGCTGGATTCAGGCGTTACCGGTAGGCCATAATACGGATAACGATCCGCATAACCGCACTTGCTGCACATCGTCACGCCTCACTCTCGCAATAGGATTCGAGCCGTGCTACACACGACTCATCACCTGGAACCCGGTGCATCCCAAACCACTGTTCTGCAGTGACCACGGTATAACGCTCACCCAGTTCGCCGTTACGCTTGACATTGCGGCTCACCACATACACCACGCCATCAATCCACCTGACAGCGACGTTATTCCATGCCACCTCACAAGGCTCAAGACCATGCTCACGGCCAAAATCCCACGCCCTATTACGCCGGCTGACCTGATCGGAACACCTATCCTTGAACCATTGCACAAGATCGCCATAAGCAAACATGATGCACCTCACTCCGCAAGCAGTTCGGAAACCGCATTGCCAAACTCTTCGGAGAAAAGCCAAGTACGGTAGAAAACCTCAAGTTCTTCGGGGTTATCGAGGGGCGCGTCGTGCGCGTAATCGCTAGCGATAAACCCACTCCAATCATCCGAGAACATGATGTTCTGCATATTCTCGGAACTCTTGCTAGCGTTGCACGTCCAGGAACCATTATCGTTGCCGGTAACCGGAAGCTCAACGTCGTCATACTGTCCCCAGCACCATTGCTCAGTTGGCGTAATGCCGTCCGCATAATCCTTAAGGGTTTCAACAATTTCATCCCGCAAGTCGGAACGATATGCCGTTGCAAAAGTATTTTCATCACACATTTTTGACACTCCATTTCCAGCCCCCTTGCTAAAATGAGAGGGCTCTAGTTAAATCGGATAAATTAATTTTGAGCAATCGAGCCGGATAGTTGCAGCTATCCGGCTCTACTCATTCGTGGGCTAGTCACGCCATAAAGACACGTCTGGCCCTGGCGGATTACATTCAATCCGCCGAAGTTTCAGAATCAGAATCAAGTAGCTTACGTGGATTAGCTACGCGCAAAGCGTCACACAAGCGCAAGGCAGTATCAAGCGACAACGTGCGCACGTTTCGTTTCCTCGTCTCAATCTGAGCAATTTCGACGTAATGCACGCCGCTTTTATCTGCTAACTGCCTTTGTGTTAAACCGCGTTTCGTTCTTAATTCTTTTAATCCCATGGCCTTGCTCCCTTCTTGGGTTAGGGCCATCGTAGACCACTCAGACAGCGCTGGGCAATTCCATGCCGGAGACAGCGCCACGTTAGCGACTCGACGACGGTTCAGCCTTGCATAATGTGAGGGTGCATCATGCCTAGTCGCATTCCGCCGCGTCATTGTCGCGTCCACTCTTCAGTTGTCAAACGTCCATGCCGCCGATTCTTCGGGGCTTCCGGGTTGCCGTCCCGGTCTGCGTATCCGCTGCTGTATCTTTCCTTTCTCTTCGTTGTCGTTTGCTTGATGGCTCTCACTATACACGCTATCCAGTCAGATAGCAAACCAAGACAACACAGACACCACATAAACCATTGCAAACACTAGCATTCATCGGCGTGTCGCAACCACATGACGGCGACGAAAAACCACGCAGTCACGGCCACGATCGCATACAAAGGAACGTGCCCGCGCGATACCACACGACACGCCAAAACACAATCGCACAGACGTACCAATGTTGCACCATGCAACAAACACCCCCGTGGGGGAGCCTCCCGCCCGGCCCTTCTGCTGGGGCCGGTGGGACAATAGCAGAAATAGTGCGCGGGTTTTTGAAAAGTTCGCGCACAAAACGTGACGCCTGCAACCTCTCGTCTCGCTCTGCGTATGGATTGAAAGCGTTTCAAAATCAAGTTGTGCAACCGTTGTTGCACCCGTTTTGTTGAGTATAATCATCATTAGATGATTTTGGCTGGTGCGGCATTGGCGTGCTGGCTTTGCAATTCTGTTGGCACAGCCTTTCGGTTGTCGGGTTCGATTCCCGAGGTTTGCTCTAGGTTTCATGGGGGTAGCTGCCTGTGAGACTGATGGTATTGCTCGAATATCCCTGCTGGAACATGTGGGGGACAAGAGGCTCCCTGCCTTAATCAGGCGGTTGATGACCGAAGGGGAGGCACGGCCAAACGGGTGCACATGTATGCATGTTCCTTGCCGTTGGTGGTAAAAACCATTCCACCATGCCGAACGTCTTTCCGACTTGGACGTTAACTAAGTCGGTATATGGCATTGGTGCAACCGGTAGCATGGCGGTCTCCAAAACCGTCGATGTTGGTTCGAGTCCAACATGCTGTGCTCAGCCTACCCACAGGTTGTGGGAAAGGTCTTCGGAGTCGTCTTGTGGCGGCTCTAGTTTTAGCTGACCCGCCTAGTCTGCGGGAACAGTCTCCTGAGCCGCTGCGGCGGCTCTTGCTTTTGGATGCTTGGCAGAGTGGCTTATTGCACCACCTCGCTAAGGTGGCGACCGGGAACGGTCCGGGGGTTCGACTCCCTCAGCATCCGCGCGCCGTGGCTGGCGGTAAAAAGCCATTTTTGCCATTGGATTTCCTTTTGGCGGTTTGGGTTAGACGACGGGCAGCCCCCATGTTTTTGGTGAGTGTGGCGTTGGGGTTGTCTGTTCTTTTGCTTTGGTGGCGGAATGGGTAGACGCGGCGCACTCAGAATGCGTTGTCTTGTGACGTGTGGGTTCGACTCCCACCTGAAGCACTTGGGTTGGCTGATCTGAGAACTTTTCCTGCTGGGTTGTTTCCCCTTTGGTTTGATTTCTCCTGCTCAGCACCGGCCAGCCCTGTTTTTTCTTTGTGGGGTTCGTATGGTTTGGCTTGGTGAGCGTAAGGGGCGGTTCAATCCTGATTGGCCTAGGGTTCGCGCTTTGATATTGGATCGTGACGGGCATAGGTGCCAGTGGCCTGTTGAGGATGATTATGGGCGTGTGCGATTGTGCGGTGCCTATGCGAATCAGGTGGACCATAAGAAGCGTGATCCTGTATGTGATGATGATTCGCCGGAGAATCTTTGGGCGTTGTGTGACAGGCATCATTCTTACAAGACTGAGCTTGAGGCCGCTGAGCAGCGTCGTGAGAACCGTCGCAGGAGGGCGGAGGCGAAGTGGTACAGGCATCCGGCGTTTCATTAGACGATGGTGCATGCTGCATCAACGGCTGTTCGCGTGACGTTCATGCGCGCGGCATGTGCAGGATGCATTACGACCGGTGGCGTCGTGGTGGCATGGGTGCGCGTAAGAAGCGTATGAGCCGTGCATGCATCCAGTGCGGAAGGTTTTTCGAGACTGAGCGCAGGGATAAGAAGACGTGTTCCGACAGGTGTCGGAAGGCGTGGAACAGGAAATGCCGCAGGTCTCCGGTTCGTTTGGATTCCAAGCCGAATCCGTTGAAGTCGGTGTTGTGGGAGCCGAGGGCTAATGCTCACGTCGATGTGCCGGTTCCCGTTGCCAAGTCTTTCTGGACGCGCGATGACGAGTGGAACTCGTGTTCTCACACGTGTCCTAGGTGCGGGCTGGCGCTTGACCGGTCCGCTGATGTTATGAGTGGCGATTATCCGGTTGGCGCGTGGAAGGTGCCTTTGGAGCAGGGGGGAGAGAACAGCCTGCGCAACCGTGTTCTTGTCCATCGCAAATGCGCGTGATGCCGGAACGGCTTTCGCGCTGATGCCCGGAATGGGTGTGCGGAGGTGGTTTCTATGGCGGCTAAGAAGCAGTCCAATCAGATTCTTGAGGTTCCCGATGGGAAGCTTGGACCTGATCTGCCTGATGCGAGCTTCATGTTTCCGAAGGGTGGCGAATGGTCGCCTCTGGTGGAGCATTGGTATGAGGAGTTCAGGAAAAGTCCGAACGCGTCCATGCTTCGCACGGCACCCGCGTGGATGGCGGTGCAGTTGGGTTTCGCCACCATCAACGAGATGATCTGGTCGAAACGCTACGCGACGCTGATGCCGGTCGTGCGTCAGCTGTTCGACGAGTTGGGTTGGACTCCGGCTTCGTTGCGCGCTTTGAAGTTCGATGTTCCCGAAAGCAATGACCATGCGGCCACCGATGGTTCGAATCATGCTGTCATTCAGGATATCGACGCGTGGCGCAGGAAGTTGGAGCTGCCCGCTGATGCATGTCATGATTCCAAAGCTGTCCTATGAGGACAGGTGCCGGAGTCTGGGCGCGTTGTTCCTTTGGTGGACGGAGACGTTCGTGCTTATCGGGCGTGGTGACGCCACTGGTAAGCATGTGACTCATTCGCCGGAGTATATACAGTTCGCGTTGAACGCGTATGCGCTTGACAAGAATGGTCGGCGTAGGTTCGACCGTTGTTCGCTGTGGCGTCCGAAAGGCTGCAATAAGAGCGGCCTTGGCTGCGAGTTCGGCTTGTTCGAGGCTTTGGGGCCTTGCAGGTTCGATCATTGGGCGGTGGCTGGCGAATACTACGAGTTCCTTGGTCAACGGTACTACTATCTGCCGGGCGAGCCTGTTGGTCGTCCGGTTCAGCGTCCTGAGATTCTGTGCCTTGCCACCAGCGAGGACCAGACGGGAAACATCTTCGATTCGATCCGCTACAACTGCAAGGAAGGGCCTTTGTCCCAGTTGCAGGGCGAAGGCATGGTCGTGACGAAGACCGGCATCTCCCTTCCGGAGGGCGGGGGAATAGTGCCGTCCACTTCAGGTGATTCATCCAAGGACGGCGGCTTGGAGACGTTTGTTCTTGCCGACGAGATTCACTTGTACAAGCTGCCGCGTCATATCAGCATGTACAAGACGGTCCAGCGTAATCTGCCGAAGCGTTCCCTTGAGGCTGACCCGTGGCTGTTGGAGATGACGACGTATTATCGTCCTGGCGAGAACAGTGTGGCGGAATCCGTCGAGCAGATCGCGCACGATATGCTTTCCGGCAGGTCGAAGCATTATAAGGGCCTGTATTTCGACTATCGGTATTCGACGCTTCCTCTTGAGGAGTTCTCGAATGAGAAGAAGCTTGAGCACGCGTTGTACGAGTCGTATGGTTCCGCAGCCCATTCGGCTGACGGCAAGGATTATGTGCTTTTGCCGGATGGCCGTATCGAACCGGTGGATGATGACGGGTATACGGTCGAGGGTTTCTCATTGAAGGATGATGGCGTGGAGCCGGGTCCGTCCATGAACGGGTGGGTCAACATCCGTGGTCTGATGAATCAGATTTACCAGCCTGATTCGGACGTGAACGATTCCATCCGCTATTATCTGAACTCCCGTGCGTCCAGTGAGGATTCGTGGCTTACCGAACCGGCCATTCAGTCGCATGTCGCGTACAAGCAGCTTGTGGACGACTGCATCGAGGCGAACATTGGCCTCGATGATGTGTGGAAGCGGGTGGTCAAGCCGGATGACGAGATCACGTTGGGTTTCGACGGTTCGATTCGCAACGATTCCACGGCGATTGTCGGATGCAGGGTGTCGGATGGCCTGTTGTTCATTGTCAGGTTGGAGCAGAAGCCGGACAATCCGCTTCCTGACTGGCGTGTGAACCGTGACGCGTTCGACGCGGCCATGCGCAGGATGCTTGACGGGTACAACGTGATCGGAGTGTTTGCGGACCCGCATTTCTTCGAGTCGATGATCGGCGCTTGGGAATCCGAATACGGGCGTGACATGAAGGTGTTCGCCAGAGGCCAGTCTTCGATCATGAAGTTCTGGACGAACAATTGGGGTGTTGACATGTATCACGCCACACAGAACGCGCATACCGGATTCGAATATGATCCCGAGCCTGTGGTGGATGGCAAGCCGAATCCTGAGAGCATCAGACTGTTGGCCGACCCAAGGCTTATAGGGCATTTCAGGAACGCGCGGCGCAGGGACAATGCATACGGTTACGCGATCTACAAGGAGACTCCGAAGTCTCCGAAGAAGATAGATGCGTGCATCGCCGGAATCCTCGCGTATGCGGCGCGAAGCAAGTATCTGAGCCAGTTGAAGGAAGAAGAGAAGGCTCGTACCACCGTGGAGCGTGTCTCCGACGCTTCCGGTGCGACGCTTCGAGGTCCGGCCTACAAGAGGCTGCAAAGAGCGAATTGAGGTGTGTTTGAATGGCAAACAAGGTCAACAGCCTTGTACCGGGCGATGAAGAGCCGGGCGGCGACGGTCTGATATTGACCCGTCTCGCCACGCGCCTACAGAACCGAAACCCGCAGTTGTGCACGTTGAAGACGTTCTATGACGGTCGTGAGACCATTCCGACCAAGAGCGTGCCGAAAAACATGGATGTCACGTCCACGAGCGTGTACAAGCGTTTCGTGGACATGTGCCCCATGAACCTTGCCTCCACCATCGCCAATGCGGTGATAACCTCGCAGCATCCGACAGGTTTCAGGCTCGTGTCCGACAAGACGATGCGTAGCACCGACGCGGATGACATGTGGAACAGTAGCGGCATGAACGTCCGCGCGTTGAACATGTTCATGGATGCGGCGATCTATGGGTGCTCGTATGCGCAGGTGTGGCCGAAGGCGAACCCGTCCTACATTTCACGGCTCAGCCCGTGGACGACTTGCTTGTCCGATGATAAGGATTCGGCGGTTGTTTACGGGTTCGACGAGGATGCGGGCGTCGAGTATCTGACGTTGTATCGTCTCGTCCGTGATGATGACGGCGTGGTGCAACGGGTTTATTCGCGTACCGCCAAGCAGGAGGTGGAGTCTCGCACCCTGTATTCCGATTCCGTTGATGACGAGGATAGCGTGTACTCGCTTGCCAACGACGATACGGTGAAACGTCCGCGGTTCAAGGCGCAGTTCGAGTGGGATGGCGGTGTTAACGACGATTGGGATTTCGCGGTCAAATGCGGTTGCCTTCCGATAGTCCGCTACCAGACGCCAACCGGCAAGGGGTGGTTTGAGTCGTCGCTAAGGACGCTTGGAGCCATCGACCAGCAGCGTTATCAGAGGTTCTGCATCCAGGAGATGCAGGCGTTCAAACAACGCTGGATCAGCGGTGATCTTCCCGAGTATTACAAGGAGTCCGATCCGGCTGTCAAATATGGTGATGCGCAGGCCGGTCAGAAGGTTGATTATTCCACGCTGTTCCAGATGGGGCCTGCGGCGTTGTGGCTCATGCCGAAGGGTGCGACGGTGGGGGAGTCCGGCACTACCGATATCACGCCGATTCTCACGGCTGCCTCGCAGGACATCAAGCAGCTTGCCGGTGCGACCGGCACTCCGTTGTCGATTCTTTCTCCTGATGTTGCAGGCAGTGCCGAGGGTGCGAAGCTGACCACGCGAATGCTGCGCCTGAAGGTTCAGGATATGAACATGCGTGCGAATGATGCGTTTGTTCTCCTGTTGAAGATGGCGCTCACCGCGGATGGTGGAAGCGACGCCTATGAGGAGAGGTTCGAGACGACGTGGGAGCCGGTGGAGCTTCCTTCCGAACTTGAACAGACTCAGGCGTTCGCCAATGTCGCGGGGCGGCTTCCGTTGAAGACCGCTGCGAGACGTTACCTGCACATGACCGAGACTGAGATCGCGGAGATGGTGCAGGACGCTCAGGATACGAGTTTCAGCGCGGTGTTGGCGCAGCAGCAGTCCTCTCTTGCTGATTCATCCAAGACGGTTGATGATGCTATGGGCGCATCCTACTTGGATGGTTCCGATGGTCTGACCGGAGATACGGCGGTGGATGATGGCGACGTTTCAGACGGTCTCTGAGGCTTTGGACGCGCAGCGTAACGCACTTGTCAACGAGTATGTGAGCAGGGCTTGGCGCATGTGGCGGTCGCTCACCCCCGCCGATTTCTGGAATGATGCCGTCACTCAGGGTGTTTCGGCTTACATCACGCAACAGCAGATCGCGTTCGTGAAGCAGATGCGCCGTCTTGGCATCTCGTATGCGAACACCATGCTCGGCATGGTCGGAGTGACGGGCAGGACGGCGCAGGTTCCCGAATATGTGGTGGTCAGGGATAACACCGACCCGTGGAAGGTGTCGGCACGCCCAGCTGACGCGTACAGGAGCTTCGCGGTGAAAACGCCGGACATTCGCCCGCATGGTTGGGATGATTTGAACGATGCCGTGTATGAGACCGTCCAATCATGGCTGGATGCTGCGGAACGACAGTTGTCCGACAATGCTCTCACCGATGGCGTTGCCGCCCAGAACCGTGCGAGCGAGGAGTATTTCAAGGCTTCGGGCATAAAAAGGTTCCGCAGGGTCATACATCCCGAACTGTCCAAGACGGGCACATGCGGCCTGTGTGTAGTCGCTGCCACCAACGTGTTCTCCCGCTCCGACCTGATGCCCCTACACAACAGGTGCAAGTGCACCGTCGCGCCGATCAGGGACAACATTGACCCCGGTCTGCAATTGAACTCGGATGACTTGCAGAAGATATACGACGCCGCTTCCATGGCTGGCGGTGGTGGCAGTGGCACAGCCGCGCGGAACCTCACGCAGTTGAGGGTGAGCGTGCGCAACGATTCGGAACTTGGCCCCATTCTCACCAGAAGCGACTGGAAGCAGAATGACGAGGCTCCGAAATGGCGTATGCCGGACACGATCATGACGCAACAGCAGATGCGACGCATGTACGAGCGTGCGACGGTGTTCAACGCCAAATACGCGGAGCTTCTTAACGGTTCCGACAATTCATTGAGCTTTCACTATGACGGTCGTTCCTACACGTTCAGGAAGGGCGCTCATGTGAAACAGGCATGGGATTATGTGAGGTCCATGCTTTCCTATTCGCGCGGTTGGCTTGGGCTGGCCGCTTAGATTTATTAAGGAGATCAAGGGTGGCTGACCCTGAGGAAAAGAAGACTGCGCCCGAAACGGAGCAGCAGAACAGTGAACCCGAAACGGGTGCGGAGTCCGCTCAGGAGCCGAACACCCAGAGCGTCGAACCGGATACGAAGACCGTCAAGCCGGAGGATTCCGGCGAGGACAAGTCCTCCGAACCGGACGATGTGGCCAAATGGAAGGCCATGAGCCGTAAGAACGAGGACAATGCGAAAGCGAACCTCAAACGCGCGGAACACGCGGAAACGGAACGCGATTCGCTTCGTACCGAGAACGCGCGGCTCAAGGTGCGGATGCAGTATCCGCAGATCAACGACGATGCCCTTTCCCTGTGTTCCGAAACGGAACCGGAGAAGATTCAGGAGTGGGCGGATAAGTACGCGAAGCTGAACCCGCTCGACACCGAGCCGGCGAAGCGTGATGTTCGCGAGGACGCCTTGGCACGCAGGGTATCCACTCTGGCCGAGTATCCGCAGGGCTCAGTCAATCCGAAGGCCGCAAAGGGCGACGCCTACCGGCGTCATATGGAACGCCAGAGGAACGCCCGACGCAAGAAGAACTAACCAACAAGATTTAAGGAGTTGAACCTTGACTATTGAAATGGTTCACACGTCCGGTGTCGTAATCCACGAGGTTGACGATTCTTGGCGTTACGGAGAGAAGAACAGCAACGATTCCGTTTCCGTTGTCATCGTTCCTGAACTGTTCAAGACCACTGACAGCAAGTATCTGACAGGTGTGGGGCCGAAGGCCACCACCGTGTACATCCGAAGCGGCATCCCGCTGGCGAAGATCACCAGCGGCACCAACAAGGACATGTACGGCCCTTATGACAAGACGGCCACCGATGGCCGTCAGACCGCGATCGCTGGATTGTTGGAGTCCGAAGTGGCCGTGAACATCACGCTATCCGGCTGGGATGCCGGTGATCCCACCGTTGGCATGACGTATCGAGGTGACATCGTGAAGTCCAAGCTTCCGGTCGTGCCCGAGGAGGGCGCCGTGTGGGACTGCGATTTGTATGACGTTGAGAACGATTCCGTCACCCGTCTTGCCGGTGTCGCGTCCGGTTCGGCCGCGTCCTATGTCCTTCCGGCCGCAACCAGCAATGCTCTTGGCGGCGTGAAGAAGGTCGCGGCTCCGTCCGAAGACACTGTTGCCGCTTTGAAGACGGCCCTTAAGAGCGCCGGCATCTTAGCCTGACGCGCGTTACCTAAGAAACATTCTAAAAACCCGCCCATCGTGGCGGGTTTTCTTATATGTAAGGAGATTCGATGGCACTTGATAAGACCATCATTCCGCCGAGCGAGGCCACCGAGATCGCTCAGGCAGGTTTCGATTTCGTGAACGGCCTACTGCCGTTCGCGCAGATGTTCCCGATGAAGTCCAACGAGGGCGACTGGACTGTCACTTGGACTCCGAACCTTCCGGTCGTCAAGACACGCGCCATGCAGCGTCGTGCCTTGGATGCCGAGGTTCCGCACGTCAAAAGCACCGAGGTTTCCGCCGAGAAGCACACCGGACTGCTCCCATTGTCCGGCATGGGGCACATCACGGAACGAGAGGTGGCGAAGGCTTCCAAGCAGAAGAGCGCCACCGACTACGTGCACGACAAGGCCGAGAAGCTGTTTGAGCAGATGGGCCGCGAAGCCGCAGTCACCTTGGAGCTTGAACGTATTCAGGCGATGATGGACGCGACCATCAAGATCAAGGAGGGCGATGATCGCGCAAGCGAACTCGTCACCTATTCGTTCGGCCGTCCAACCAACCAGCAGAATGTCGTTCCTACCGTCAAGTGGAGCGACCCGAAGGCGGACGTGTTCGCCGACCTGAAGAAGTGGGTCAAGCTCATGCGTACCGCACGCGGACGCGCGCCGCACGCGGTGCTGACCACCTCAGCGGTCATCGATGCGCTGACCGCCAACGAGCAGATGCGTACCGCGTTCTCGAAGGTGGATCTGGAGCATTCACCGGTCCGCCTGTTCCGCACCGATGTTGAGAACATCCTTCGTGAGAAGTTCCAGCTGACCGACATCCGCTACATCGATGAACTGTACGAGTCCCTGTCGTTGGACAACAACTTCGAGATGAACGTGGACACCAACACGCTCATTCCGGATTCCACGTTCATCCTGTTCCCGTCCTACAACGACGATTCTCTCGGTTTCACCGCGGACGGTCCGACTGCGGAAGGCCAGGATGCGGAGTTCGAGTTGGGCAAGAATGTCAACAAAGGTCTCGTTGCGTACATGATGCACCATTACGCTCCGGCCAACTACGACCTGTGGGTGAACGGCACCGCGTTGCCGGTGTTGCAGGACGCCGTATCGACCTTCAAGGCGAAGGTTCTGTAGCCTGTAGGAGGTTCCCGTGTCCAGCAGCATCGTGTCCGGTATCGACTGGAAGAAGTACATGCAGTTGGAGTTGGTCGATGACAGGCGTCTCGCCGACCGGTATTCGAACGAGTGGGTTATCCACAAGTGCCGTGTCGCAGCGAACATGGCTCTGGCATGCAGTCCGAACGTGGAGCCGCGCCTGAACAACGGCTATCTGGATGAGGAGACGTTCGCCTATGTCGTCTGCCAGATGGTCATTCGCGTGATGCGATGGACCGATCTGAAGTCGGAGACGAACGGCTCCTACGCGTATGAGAATCGTAGTCCGCAGGACAATCCGCCATCCTATGACGCTTCCCCGAACCTGTACGTGAGCAAACGCGAAAAGCAGCTGCTTCTCGGTTACGAGGAGGGGAACGGTCCAATAGGAACGGTGTTCGTCGGCGTCAATAGAATCTGGGGGCTTTGATGGAGGGCGAAACGCTTGACACGGGGCATCTCTTCGATGATGTCGATGCCGACGAAATAGGCGGCGGCCATCTGTTCGACGAGTTCGATGATGTCAAAAGGCAGGCTTCTGACGATCTGCTTCATCGTGACGTGATTGTCTATGAGGGTATGACCCCGTGGGTGACGTGTCATGGGAGCACGACTATCCCAAAGTATTTGGATGCGGATGGTAGGGTTCTTGACCCGGCCACGGTTTCCAATGTGGTTCGCGCGGGTGGTTTTGTGCCGTCCATCACCAGTGGCGGAGTCTCGTATACTGCGGATGTTCACGAGGTTTACTGTTGCGTGGTCGGACGCACTCAGAAGAACAGCGTCATGAGTGAGAATTGGGCGCAGGATACGACTCCGCAGAAGTTTGGCGGTAATCGTGAGATGAATCAGGTGAAGGTTCTCGCGCCGGAATGGCATGGGGACTTCTATTCGCGGTTCTGGTTCGACGGCTCCTGCTATGAGGTTGACGGTTCGCCGGTTTTTCTTCCTCATTCGTCCGATATGGCTAGGCATTACGAGTTTCCGGCTCGCCGCGTGTATGCGGCCGAGTTGGCTCATAACCGTATCGTTCCGCCCGTTCCACCGAAGGGGGCTGAAACATGGGGTATGTGAGGCTTCGTCCTGATTTGAATGCGAGGGTCGCGGAAACGTTCGGCGGTAAGGTCACTCGCCCCCACGCTTTGAAGGTTCAGGCTCGTGCGAAGGCGTTGGCCGACATGCGGGCCAAGCATTCGAGTGTCGCCGACCGTATTGATATCAATGTTCACGCTCGCGGCTCGCATACGAGCGTGGTCATGAGCGTGACCGGGCGTGACGGCTCGCAGATCGCATCCTATTTGGAGTATGGGTATTTCAATCTGCGTGCGCAACGTCACCTGCCGGGCATGTACGTGATGAGCGAGGCCAAGTATGGCTGATCTGAGCGTGCGTGCCCCGTTGGATGCCGAGGGGTTGGTCGATGCGCTGTTCAAGCGTGTCGATTTCCGTAAGGCCGGTTTCGATAACGTCGTGGTGTTGCCGCGCGATGTCGCGGATACGGATTCGTATGCGTTTGACCATGATGTGGTGATCTGGCATTGTGGCGCTCCGTTCCAGCCGGATTGGAATGTGAAGGCGTGGGTTTGGCGGTTCGCGTTGTCGCTGACCGTGGTGAACCGTGACCCTGACATCAGTTCCAGCCTGTGTTCGTTTCTGCATGAGACGATTTCCCGTTGGCCTTATGGGCGAGCTACCGAGTTTGGCCGTGTCGGTGCGATTCCCGACAATCCGGCATTCGAGCAGGTCGCCATTGGCGATGTGGTGACTACGAAGACCGCTGTCGTGCGTTCCTGCACGAAGCTGGTGCAGGCGGGTTCCGTCCGCTGATTTTCCCAATAATCCAAAGATTCTGATTTTAAAGCCCTGTCCGCTTGCGGATGGGGCTTTCTTGTTAAGGAGGGCCATTCATATGGCTATGAACGATAAATCTGTGTTTACCAGTGTTCGCGGTGCAGCGTTTCTTGCCGATGCCAATACTGCTTTGCCGAGTCTGAAACTGTTTGGTTTGGAGGTGGCGACCGTTGGCGAGACCACCAAGAAGTATACGAACATGGGTAATTTGAGCGTGTCCGACCTGCCGTCTTTCGAGACGAGCGGCGGCGACGCGACAACCAAGGATACTTGGAACAAGAGCAAGTTCCGTACCACTTACGATTCCGTCACCGGCAAGGTCACGATTTCCAGCGTCCAGGGCGACAAGGAAACGTTCAAACTGATGTTCGACGCTGCCGAAATCACCGGTGGTGGCACCGCAGTCGCCTTGGACAAGGTCGAGCAGCCGAAGGCGCTGTTCATCTACGTCGAGGACACGAACACCGGTGAGAAGTTCGGCATTTGGATTCCGAACATGAGCCTCGCCTATAGCGAGCTTCCGTCCTTGGCTCAGGATGATTTCAACACGTTCAAACTGGAAGGCAACATCATGACTTCCACTGTTCTTCCGAAGACCAAGAGCGGCAAGGCTTCCAGCATCGCTTTCTACGATCCTGACGATTTCGCCAAGGCCGCGTGAGTCTGAGGGTTTTTGATTCTTCCCCTGACGGGTGTTCTTCTCCTGTCTGTCGCCCATCAGGGGATTTTCTTCTGTATCGCAGACGGGTGTTGTCTTTTTCACAGATTGGAGTTTGGTATGGCTGAAAACGATGTTGAAGAGAATGTCTTTCCGACTGATTGGGATGGTCTGGCCGGTTACGATGATGTGATGGCCGGATTGCCGGAAATGGTGCAGGCGGAATCTTTCTCGCCTTCCCAGACGGCATTGTTCGCTGTGGTCGAACGTCGTTTGAACGAGCGGCTGCTTGTCATGCGTGACGGCGGCGTGTTTGGCGGCAAGGCGAAGAAAACCGTGTCGGATGATGCGGCTGCCGTTGCCGTTGCCGAATACGTGGAGATCGCTGACTCGTTCTATAAGGGGCTTGCCGTCAATGCTGACGCTTACGCGGAGTGGACGAAGGGGCGTGGCCTGTTTGACCTGTTGAACATGTTCGCAGCACTCACACGCTTCTACGTGGAGCGTTTGGGAAAATCAAGCGCCTCGAAAAAGCAGTCTCGGACTGCCGAGTAGGGGTTGTCTCCGATTTTCGTCGTTTCTACCGGTTGAATCTTCCGGCTGACGTTCATGCGTATGATCCGAATTTTCTTTGCGACCTGTTGGATGGTCTAGAGGCCATTCCCGATTCGCAGTGGCGTGCATGGCTGCTTGAGCATGATGGTGCCGGTGGTGGTTCCGGCAGTTCCGAACGGTTGCAGTTGGGGTGGCTTGGTTTCGGCCAGTCCGAAATGCTGTTGCTGCAATTGCAGAACACGTTGGATTCGTTGCGTTCGCTGGCTGTTTCTCATTGGAGTGGGAAGAAGGTTGGCTTTGAGCCGATTCTTCCGCCCGGCATTGATGCCGTGTCTCGTGATGTCAATCGTGTGGATGGTTCGCATGTGACGAGTCTGGCTGACTATATGGCTCGGGTTCGTAGTTGCTTCGGCGGCTGATTCTGCCGGTTTTTTTGTTTTTGCCCATGTTTCCAAGGGGTCTTTTTCCTCTTTCTTCCCCTTGGATTCGTGGGCGTTTCTTTTAGGAGTGTGCGCGTATGGAGCGTCCTGCTTTTTCCGCTGGCGAGGTCGGCATTGATGTCGTTCCTCTTACCGACCGGTTTTTCGCCGAACTTAGGGCGAAACTGCATGATCTTCGTGATTTGAAGGTTCCGGTTGAGTTTGACCCGGATGACATGGCCGCTTCGCGCACGTATGAGAAGTGGAATGGGCGTGATGCTCGCGTCAATGTCTCGTATGACGTTGACATGTCCGGCTTGCGTGAACTGTCGAAGCAGGATGAACGGTTGCGTAAACGGTATGAGAAGCCCGTCAAACCGGTTTTCGACGGCAGTGGTGTCGTCAAGGGTCTGGACACGGCGATCGGCCGTGTCGAACAGTTGCGTAAGGTCCAGAAGAACGTCGGCGACGTGTTCACCAAGAATCTTGGCGTGTTCGGGAAAACGGAGACGAGCCGGTTGAAGGAGCAGATGCTTCTTCTTGACCAGTCCGAAGAGAGGATGCGCAGGGTTCGCGCCGACCGTGACGAGCTTGTTTCGATGCGCGGTGACGAGTGGAATCAGCTGAACAGGCAGATTCTTGGCAACATGAGCACGTTGGACGCTTTGCAGAAGCGTTACGACGAGTTGGGTTCCGAGATTTCCAAGGTTACCGCGTATCGTGATTCGCTTCGTGGCGGTGGACGCCGCGACGAGGCGAAAGCGCAGACCGTCAGGCTTCGTGAGCTTCGCGCCGAATACCGTGCGACCGCACGCAACATGCGCGAGGTCACGAACGAGACGAACAGGCTCGCCAAACAGCAGGACAAGCTGAAGTCCGATAGTGTCGCGAAGTGGATTCACGATTTGGACAAGCAGCTTGTCGAATTGGATTCGCATACGAAGTCCGTGCGTAAGACTTTCGACAGCGTGGCCCGCAGCGGGTTCTTCAAATCCTCCGACATGGGCAAGACGAACGTTCTTTCCGGCGTGAGCTTTTTCGGCAAGGATCTGAACCGTCAGCTCAATACGGAACGTGCCGCTCGCAGGGAGCAGGAGCGGCTGAACGATTCGTGGCGTGATGGTGCCGAATGGCAGGGGAACCTGTTGGAAGGCGCGGCACGGTATGCGCGGAATCTGAAGACCGCTTCCAACGTGATGAACGCGTACGGCAAGGACGTGAAAGAGGCGAACCGTCTGCTTGACGAGCAGGAACAACGGTTGACCGGCTTGCAGAGGGCCTTACGTGGCGTGAACAAGTACGGCAGGTATTCGGAAGTCAACAAGCAGTTGAACGACCAGCTCGCCGCCGTCAACAGGCTCCGCAAGCAGATCGAATCCAATCCGATCAAGACGAGACTCGTATTGGATGATAGTCGGTTCAACCGCAAGTATGCGAACATCACACATCAGGTAGGCGAGTTGACGAAGAAGCTCGAACGTGAGAACGAGCTTAGGATTCGTGTTGATTTCTGGACTGATACGGCTGATTCGCTTGAAGAGCGTCTGCGTAGGCTTCAGCATGGGCGTATTCAGATTCCTGCGGATATTGTCGTTGACAATAAGAATCTGATTGAGCGTGCCCGGCAAGTCGCCGAAGAGGTGAGACGCAATCCAGATCGCAAGGTCGAGCTTGAGGCTGATCTTGATTTGGATATGAAGCGTGCCGAGGAGCGTATCAAGGATTTCCAGAAGGCCAATGACACGTTCAATATGGACGTGGATTTGGAGACCGCCGCCGCACGCGCCCATCTCGCTTACTTCACGAGACCGCGTACGGTTGATATTTTCGCGGAGTTCAAAGGCACCGATCTCGGCAAGATCATGAGCGGCATGACCGCTGGCGCTACTGGTGTCCGTGGCGTGCAGAACGAGTGGCAGAAGCTCGTCAACATGTTCGACAGGTTCGATGAGGTCGTGCCGAAGTGGAGTCTGCTGGGCGCGGTGTTCGCGTCCGTTGGCGCTGGCGCGTTGAACTTGTCCCGCACGGCTGGCAGTGCCGGCGCTTCTCTGGTGATGATGAGCAAGGCGGCTTTGGCCGCTCCGGGCGCTTTGCTCGGGTTGGCCGCGGGCTATGAGGTCGCGTATGCGGCGGCGAACAAGTTTGGCGCATATGTGGATGTGTCCACCACGAAGCTTGGTGGATTGCATGACAAGCTTGCTGACACGTTCTGGAAGCAGGCCGCGAATCCCGTCACCGATATGATGAACGCGCTCGGTGACAGCAAGTACGTCGAGAACATGAACGGCGTGGCCGACGCGGAAGGGCGTATCGTCGCCAATGCGGCGCGTATCGTCGCGCAGGAACCGTATGTGGATCGTATCAATTCGATTCTCGGCAATACGGTCAAGGGTGTGGACGCGCTTGACCCGGGCGTTCAGGCTGTCACCACTTCCGTTGTGAGGCTTGGCGATAGGACCAGCTCGTATCTGCCGCGCATGGCTAACTATGTGAGCCGTAACGCGACACTGATGGCGCAGTGGGTCGATGAGGCGGAGCGTACCGGCAAGGTCACTCAGGCCATGGAGAAGGCCATCGAGCAGGGTGGCTATCTCATGTCGAGCGTCAAGTCGGCTGGTGGCATCCTCAAGGGCACGTTCGGCACGTTGGCCGAGGGCGAGAATGGCATCGAGAAGTTCTCCGACGCTTTGAGTCGTGCTGACAGGGCCGTGAACGGCGTGAAGTTCCAAACCACGTTGACCGCGTGGGCCGATGGGGCGAAACAGGCTTCGGGCAAGTTCCATGATTCGTTCCGTGAGATTGGCGACGCGGCTTATGAGCTGCGGGATACGACGAAGCAGGCGTTCGTTGACGCCGGTTCCATGGTGTCCACCGGCATCGGCTCGGTGAGCAGTATGCTTGGCAAGTCGAAGACCGGTATCGCGGATTTCAGCAATGGCGTGTCCGAGGGATTCCAGAAGGTGTTCCGTGCCGTTGATTCCGCCTCCCCGATGTTCGACAGTCTGCTGTCGATGAGCGGCGAATTGTCCGACACGTTCGGTGGAACGTTGGGGAACACGTTGAAGTCGGCGGCTCCGACGATCAAGGTGTTGGCTGACGGCGCTTCCACCATGGCCCAGGCTTTCGGCAAGCTGCCTGCGCCCGTTCAGGCGATGGTCGGCATGTATGCGACATTCGGCAAGGCCGGCATCAGCGCTTACAATTCGCTGAAGCGTGGCATGCTGCAGAACATCGAATCCACGCTGCAGTATCGGAAGACCTTGAGCCAATTGGGCATCACCTCGCAGGAGACCGCGATCAGTATGAGCGAGCTGGTCCGTGCGATGGCTCGTCTGAAGTCCGGTCAGACGGCTGGCGTGCTGACCGGCGAGGTTTCAAATATCCGCCAGATGGGTGCCGCAGCCGACGAGACCACTGCGAAGCTGAATCGTATGAATCGTGCGCAGGCTGGCGGTTCCGCCGCCACTGGCGTTGCCGCTGGCGCTGGTTCCACCGGCTTGGTTCGTGGTGTCGGCGAGGCGGCTGAGGGTGCGCCCGCAAGACCGGTTTGCTGAAGACCGCTTTGAGCGGCGTGGTCGATTTCCTTGGCGGGCCTGTCGGCATCGCCATCGGCGGCGCGACCACGGCGTTGAGTCTGGCGGGCAGTGCGATCAGTTCGTACAATGATGCCGCCGCGCACACGCAATCGGTGAACCGGACTGTCGCCGACTCGTTCAAGAACGTTCAAAGCGGTGCGGCGGACGCTTCCACGGCTGTTTCCAAAGCCAAGAAGACCGTTTCGAAGAATTGGGCCGACAAGGATTATGGTTGGAAGCTTCCGAACGGCAATGCCGTCGAGAAGCTTTTTAGCGGCGTCACGAAGTGGGTAAGCCCGTTCAAGGATTCGTCCAAGGCGGCTGACGCTCTTGGCATCAGCGTCAAACAATTGAATTCCGCCGCGACCGGAACGAACGACGCCTATGACAAGATGCATAAGAAGCTTGAGGCCATCAAGAACGACCAGCAGTGGGTCATGGGCGCGAATGGTCAGATGGTGAACGCCAACGAGCAGCAGGCCGAAGCCGCCGAACGTCTGCTTGGCGTGCTTGAGGACTCCCACACCGAATGGGTGAAGGGCATGAAGGTGGCGTCCGATTGGATTGGCAGCGCCGATAGCGTCGCCAACGTTTCGGCGTTGGCCGCCGACAAGCTCAGTCTGCTGTCCGAATCCCTCGCAGCCAACAACTACGAACTGGAAGGCAACAGCAAAAACGCCCAGACCAACCGCAAGATGATGGCCGATTACGCGAACAGCGCTTTGCTGGCCGCGAAGAACATCATCTACGCGGGCAACGGCAGCGCCGAAGCGAACCAGAAAGCCAAGAACGCCGTCTATTCCGCACGTCAGGAAATCATTCAGATGGCCGAACAATGCGGCATGTCAGCCGAAGCCGCCGCCGCGCTCGCTGACCAGATGGGGCTTATTCCCGATAACGTGTCCACGAAGTTCGATCTGACGAACATGGATTCGGTGAAGGCTCAGGTTCAGGATTATATCGACCAGCTTGAGTTGACCAAAGGTCAGAAGGAAATCATTCTTGATCTCGTCCAGAAGGGTGACATAACGAGTTTCGACCAGTTGGCCGGTGCCGTGAAGGCGCTCATGGGTGGTGCGAGCGAAAAGGATTTGATGATTCTTCTTGACGCTCAGGATAACGCTTCGGGTAAAATCAAGGACGCTACGGCTTTGGCTAAGGGGTTTGGTCTGACGAAGGCTCAGATCGATATTCTTGCCAAGGATGAGGCTGGCCCGAAGTTGGATGCCGTCAAGCAGAAGCTTCGTGACAGTGGGTTGACTGACGCTCAGATTCAGATTCTCATCGACGCTTTGGATAAGACGCAATCCGGTGTTGATAGTGCGAAGAATAATCTGCATACCATCGAGCAGACGCCTGTGGATGTTCCTATTACGGCAGCTGATAATACGCAGGGCGGTGTCGCTAGCGCGCAGTTTTCGGTGAACAGTGTCCGTCAGGGTGCTCCAACGCTGATCGACGCTGTTGATAGGGCTAGTGTTATAGCGCAGATAGCGAAGGGCAATATTGAGAATGTGCCTCGTAATTGGCCTACGCTTTTCGCTGGTATTGGCAATACGTCTGCTGTGGCGGCTGATGCGAAAAACCAGATTGTCTCCGTGCCTACATGGTGGGGGAGTCGTCTTGACGCTTCCACGACCGGATATGATGCTGTTGCAGGTCTCGCCGGACAGTGGAACAGCATCCAAAGTAAGAGCGTGACGCTTGATGCGTCTGTTGTTGCTAGGGGTATTGCGAATGCTGGTCATAAGGCTACCGGTGGTCGTATCAGCGGGCCGGGTACTGGCACGTCTGATTCGATTCCGATGTGGCTGTCGAATGGCGAGCATGTTATTCGTGCCGCTGCGGCGAGCAAGCTTGATCGTACTGTCGGCCCGAATTTCCTGAACGTGTTGAACGCTACCGGTGATCTGGACAGGGCGGTGTCGCAGGCTCGCACGTCGTACGCGCGTAGTGCGCGTGACATGAGCCGTAGCGCGTATGCGACTGGCGGGCGTGTGGAGAAGATGATGTCCGGCTTGTATGAGGTCAACGTTCAGGTTCCTGATTCGAGTCGTGAACTGGTGTCCGCCGTGAACGAGCTGCGTCGTGAGGTTGCGGGCTTCCGTGATGGTATCGGCGGTGAGATCAGTCGTAACAGCAGTCCTTGGCCTAGCAAGCGTGATTTCGTCCGTGATGTATTGGAGGCAAGTCGTCGTGGCAGGTGAGCTTGCGTATGTGAGTGGTTTGACCGGCAAGCGGTTCGACGTGTCGGATTATGAGACCGTTGATTTCGAAGGCGCGTTGGAGTTGCGTGGCCGTGAATGGGATTACACGGTGCGTAACGGTGGGTTGACCGGCGTTTCGAGGAAACGTCGGGAGGTTTCCATTGACGTGCATTATGGTGATGCGGCTGCGTTCGACTCGTTCATGCGGGCTGTTGACGCTGATCTGGCCGTAGGCAAGCCAGGACGGTTGGAGGCGGTGAATGGTGCGGGGGAGGTTTGGACCCAATCGTGTTATGCGGTGAAGTCCGAGGCTTCCTCGCATCCTGGTTCCTCCGACCCGGTGTGCGCGCTTTCGTTCGTCTTGTTGGATGGCGTGTGGCGGCATGAGGCCGGTACCGTGTCGTATCAGCTGTGTCCGGGTCTGCCGCGTCTGGCTTGGATTTGCCGACTGACATGGGCTATGATCTGGCTGTTTCGCGTCCGTCATGCATGGTGTCTAATCGCATGCGTGTTCCGATGCCGTTTCGTCTGGTCATATATGGGGCCGTTTCGAACCCGTCGTTGACGATTGGCGGGAACGTGTACCGGTTGAATGGTGATGTTCCCGCTGGCGCTTACGTGGCGGTTGACTCGTTGAAGAAGTCGATCATGCTGCATGGTGCGGATGGTTCTCTGCGGAACGTGTTTTCGTGGGGTGTGCGCGGTTCCGGTTTGAATCGTGGACAGTATGTTTTCCAACCTATTCCGGCTGGTTCGAGCGTGGTTGAGTTGGGTTCCGGTTTCGGTTTTGATCTGACGGTCGTCGAGGAGAATGGGGACCCGACTTGGTTGATTTGATTTGCGCTGACGAGAATGGCGTGCCGTTCCATGCGGCTTCGGATTGCGTGTTTGATTGCGCGTGGGGGTCGGGTGAGAATGATTTCGAACTGACGTTGTATGACGGTACCGTGCTGCCCGACCGTGGTCTTGTCTATGTGGATGGGACCGAGGTTGGCGGCATCGTCGATCATATGAAGGACGAACTGTCGGATGGCGTGAGTGTGGTCACGTATTCCGGTCGGAGTTGGCATGGCATGTTGGCCGGTAAGGTGTTGCAGCCGGATTCGGGGCAGGATTATCTGAAGGTGTCCGGCCCCGTGAATCAGGTGTTGTCGAACCTGTTGGCCCGTATTGGCTTGTCTGACGTGTTCAAGGTTCGCGCGGATTCCACGAAGACGATTCCAACGTTCCAGTTCGACCGGTATTGCACCGCGTATGATGGCATCCGCAGGATGCTGGCAGCGAATGATCTGAAACTCATGTTTCAGGAGGTTGACGGCACGGTATGGATGTATGCCCAGCCGATTGTCGCCCATGATGATACGGTCGATTCCGATCTGATCGATTTCAGCATCACGAAGGATTACCGGCGTACCAATCATATGATCGGCTTGGGCAAGGGTGATTTGAGGAATCGTCTGGTCGTCCACTATTATGCGGATGGTTCCGGCAAGGTGTCCAATACGCGCACGTTCGGTGGGCGTGATGAGATCGCCGCCGTCTATGATTATTCGTCCGCCGAGAAGGACGAGTTGGACAAGCAGACGAAGAAGCAGTTGCAGGATTTGCAGGGTGCCGGTGCTGTCGATGTGACCGTGCATGACGGTTTGTCGCTTGATGTTGGTGATAGGGTCGCCGGTTGCGATCATGTGACCGGTCTGACTGTGACGGCCATCGTGTTGAAGAAGATCGTGAAACTGTCTGGCGGCTTGCTGTCCGTATCGTATGAGGTTGGCGACGCGGCTTCTTCGAAGACGGAATATTCGAATTACACGAGTTCCTCTTCCTCTTCGTCTTCGGGTTCGGCTGGCGGTGGAGTGTCTTTGACGGCTGGCCGTGGCCTGTCGATTTCAGGCGGCACGATCAATGCGGAGGTCGCTTCCGAGGATTTGGATTCCGTCAGGCAGGTCGCCGAGGCGGCGAACAAGACGGCTTCCGGTTTCGCAGCGCAGATCGGCAAGGCGAATCAGACCGCCGAGGATGCGAAAAACGTCGCCGATGCCGCCAAGACCGTGGCCGACAGCGCCAAGTCGGGCATGATGACCGATGGCGAGCGGTCGAAGCTCGCTTCGGTCGAACGGGGCGCGAACGCCTACACGCTGCCGAAAGCGTCCACGGACGTGTTGGGTGGCGTGAGGGTGGACGGTTCCTCGATCGTAAGCGTGGATGGCGTCATTAGCGCGCATGTCGGCGACGGCGCTTCCGGGAAGGTCGTGTTCCCGGTCGGCTATGTGGTGATGAACACGACTGGTGTTGACCCCTCCGTGGATTTCGGCGGCACGTGGAGGCAGTTGCCTTCGCTTGGCTGCTCAATGTTTGAAAGGATTGGATAGTGAAGTCTGACGGTTACTCGAAGTATGTATGCGACAAGTGCGGTAAGACCGCTTATGTCGCCGCTGGCGATACTGAGGCGCGTGAATGGTTCACAGTGCGCCGCTATTCGGCTGGCAAGGCGACCGCATCGCGGATGATGTGGCACCTGACATTTACGAATTGTGTTCCCAATGCAATGCGTCTTTCATGGCGTTCATGCAGCAGGATGACGCTTCGTTTGAAGCATGGTTGAAGGAGGTCGGACAGTGACCATCGAACTGGTTGACGGCAAGGCCGGCACGGCTCATATTTCAAGTGAGGACAAGGCGATCATCCATCAGGCCAAGTTTTCGAAGTCCGACGTGGTGTTCGACTGGGGCGACGCGTTCAAATGCTCGATGAGTTCGTCCAACAGGGCGACGATCGGCACCGGCTGCGCGTCGATACAGGGTTTGGACTGGCATGTCACGGCGGCGGAATCGGTGACGATTTCCAACGGGTCGCAGGGCATGAAACGCAATGACATCATTTGCGCGCATTACAATCGTAACCCCAAGAACGGTAATGAGCTGGTGGAGTTGGTCGTGTTGAAGGGTTCGCCGAATGCGACTGCCGCCGCCGACCCGACCATTCCGTCAGGGAAGATATTGTCCGGCGCGGTTGACGCGTACATGCCGTTGTGGCGTATCCCGCTTGACGGCATCACGGTCGGCACGCCGGTGCGCCTGTTCACGCCGAGGGGGGCTTTGTGGGATTCCGTAACCCAATCGGATTGGCAACCATTGGAAATGATGAGTGGGTTCTCCGCCACAAAAGGGTGGGGCGTACGCGGGTTGATGATCAAACGGGCCGGCAGTCTGGTAATCCTGTATGGGATGATTCGCCGCACTGGCGGCTGGGAAAATAACTATCAGGTGGCCCGCATCCCCGAAGATATGCGTCCCTCATACAGGGTGTGCGCGCCAACCCTGTACCTCAACGAGGGTCTGGCATCAATCGGAGAGCAGTCCGACAATCCAGACACGTCCACCCTCCGGTTGGGATACACGCATTACGGCGACGGAGCTCAAGCTACGCTTATCAACATGATATGGATGCTCTAGGAGGCAACCCATACGCCTAATATCGCGTACATGTATCCGATTGACGCAGAACCCGAGAGATAGCATTCGCCGTCGGAATTGCAACGGATGTTCCACACTTGTCCGTTGTTTCCAGTCATCATGATCGTGCCGGAGAACACTGGACGAAAACCATCAGGTACCGTCTCATTCACCTTCTGATTCGTCACATTGGATAAGTTGGACGTGACCGAGATGATGCCGCTTGCGGTGACGACATCACCAAAGCGATCCAACCGGATGGTCGAGTCAGAATAAGGACACGGCATCGGCGCAAACGCGTGGGTTACGGAAAACTACTGCTTCGCGTCGAAGACGTGGACAGTCACGGCGATGCGATAGCTTAGCGACGTGCCGCTAGCGTTCCATGCGACAAGCTGAAATCCTTTTGCCGAATGACTGTTCGTAATCATCGAGATGTTGTTAAACGACGGCACTTTGTTTTTAGCGTCGTTCATCAACTGTAATTCAACGGAGTATGAATCCCAGTTTGCCGCTTCGATCGGCAGCTCGATGTCCATTGACGTGTTCGTGTTCGGCTTGAAGATCATGGACGCGACGCAGTAGGCGTCATAGCCTCTGGGCCGCGCGACCACGACCCATTCACCCAACTGGGTTACGGAAAGCTATTCCGCCATCCAACAGCCGTGCGCCGTGGAGTAGGCGGATTTCGGGTCGCCTAGCATCTGCACCTTCCCGTCACGCATGACAAGCAGGCTGAAACCGCAGGACGGGAACGCGATGATGCTCTGATCGGCGAGCGGACGGAACGCTTCTGGAATGGTCTCAACCGCCATCGCGTAGTTCTGCGTTCCGCTGCCGGTGAATTTGACGTTGCCGTTGATCGTGACGATGCGGCCGACGCGACACAGAGTGAGGTTGTTGTTCGTGTACGGAGGCTTCCATGGCTGGGTTACGGAATGCTATCAGCAGGTCAATATGAGTTTCTGCCACGCTTTCTGCATGTCCTTTAGGACGCTCAGATCAGGCTTGAGGTAATACCGTGCGGTGGTTTGGATGTCGGAGTGTCCGAGCTGCCGTGCGACCACGCTGATGTCGGTTCCGGCCTTGATCGCCAACGTGCCGAACGTGTGGCGTAGGTTGCGTGGAGGCACGCAGGGGAGTTTCATTCGCCTGCACCAACTGCGGTAGTGGTTTGCCACTTGGTTCGCGTTCAGGTTGCCGACCAGCCGGCCAGCCTTCGTGCCGTGGCGTAGTTCCGCCAAGCGTTTGACCGCGAACCGTGGCAGCGCGACGGTTCGTCGGCTCAGATCGGTCTTCGGTTCGGTGGACGGTCTCATGGCCCGCGACCCACTGCACCGACCTTTTCACCGTGACGGTGCCGCGACGCAGATCCAAGTCGGCCCATTCCACGCCGACCGATTCGCAGCGGCGCAGTCCCGCGCACACGGACACCAACAGCCACGCTTCGAGCGGGTGCCCGTAGAAGCCTTTCAATAGTCGTCGGACTTCCGGCGCGGACAGTACTTGCGGCTCGTAGTGGCGTAGGTGCGGCAGGCGTATCTCGCGTCTGGTCACGTCATTGTCGGACAAGCCGCGTTTGAATGCGAGGCGTAGTATCGCGCGGAACACCGCGTAGGCTTTGCGTGCCGCTCCCGGCCTGTCGAAGGAGTCCAACCATGATTCGATATCCGCCACGCTGATCGCGTCCATGTCCCTTCCGCTCCATTGCGGGAGGATATGGCAATTCAGGGCGCTTTCGTAGCTACTTTGGTGCATTCGCGGAGTTTCGCACATGAGGGTTTCCAAACGGTGGTCACGAATGTGTCGAAAAGCATTGGTTCCTTTCCAATTCTGTTGAATAATCCCACACATCGTCATGTTGCCGTTGGACGGGTGGGTGTGTGGGTTTTCCCATTGTTCCATATCCCTGTTTTTAGGAGGATGTTTTGACTCAGATCAAATTCGATTTCGGCCATCCAAGCGCGGATGGCGTCGCGGTTTTGGCCGGAGAGCTGGTGCATGTGGTTCCGACCGGCCGGTTCAAGGTCGGCAAGCGCATCGTCGTGCGCGACTCTTTCGACGTGCGATTGTCGGAAGACGGCACCGCCACCGTTGACGTTACGCCGACCGACAACACGTTCGCCTACGAGGTGACGGTAGGCGAATCGCCGGATGCCTGGCGTTTCGTCCGCTGCGTGCAGGTGCCGGACTCGAGCACGCCCGTGGCGTTCGCCGATCTGGTCGATGTGGATGCGAGTACTTTGGCTCCGGCGCTTAACACTGGTGCGGCTTTGACCTACCTGCTGGCGTCCAGCTTGCAGGATGCCCAGGCTTTGAGTGCGGCGAATCCTGGTCAGATGGTGTTTTATCCGGAGGGTCAGGCTAAGACGGTGGCTTCCCAGATTTTGGAGGATTTGACCGGTGCTCGTGCCGTGGTGGAGTCGCAGTCGGCTGCGGCTGCTCAGGCGGCTAATGCGGCGCAGGCTTCGGCTGCCGGTGCGCAGGCGGCGAGCGTGCAGGCTGCGGATGCCGTGCAGGCTGTGTCGGAGCAGACGGCTCAGGTGTCGGCCAACGCCGCCGTGGTGCAGTCTGTCGCCGATAGCATCAGCGAGTCGAAGTCGGTCGTGGAATCCCATGCGAATGAGGCTTTGACGGCGATTGACGAGGCGGTGAAGAGCGTGAAGGATAAGGCGTCCGACGTGTCTGGCGAGGACAGGACGGATACTGTGCCGACCGATTCCACCGATTCCGCTTCCTCTCAGGAGGCGTGACATGGGAGTGTTGCTTGACGGCACGAGGGTCGGCCTCCCGTATATGGCCAATGGTGGCGGGCCTGTGCCGATGAACGCGCTTTACGATGGCGTGCAGGTGTGGCCGCCGGCAGCCGAAACACTCGCGGACGTGTGGCTCAAACCTGTGGACTTCACCTCCCAGGCGCTCTACAGTGACCACCCGGAGCTTAAGGTGGCCGCGCAGAAGGTTTTCGCCGACGGGCATATCGAGGACGCGGCGTTGACGCTTTCCACGGCGGATACCACCGTGGCGAGCATCCATGACGGCACGGTCAGCTTCGTGAGCAATGCGTCGAATTTCCCCACCGTCCTCAAAAAGAATGCGTTCAGCGCCTGCCATGTGACTGTCGCTGATGGTGGGACTGCGCTTGGCGTCAAGCAGATCTTCGTGCAGCCCGACCAGCCCGATACGGCTCCGGTCGGCAGCCTGTGGTGCCGCACGGAGAAACTCCACAATGGCCTCAGGTATTACACAGGCTCAGTCGGCGATGACGCCAACGTGATGTGCTTCCTCATTGACCGCATCCGAGAGGTGTGGCGCAGGGAATGGGATGACTGGAAACTGTTGACCGGAAAGGAATTGGAATGAGAATCAGGAATCTTAACCCGAAGCCGACGACGTTCACCGGGAACCCGCTGATGCGTACAAGGTGGCAGACCATATACAGGAACGGTGACGGCTGTTTCACGGTCAACAGCGGAAACAATAAGCGGAACGGCCTTGATGCTGATTTCAATCGTACCACCACGTCGTTCGACATAATCGCAAATTACGATACTGGCATACCGCGCGCTGATGTTGCTCCGTGGATAACCGGACTGCCGGATGGTCAGGTCTGCTTCATTTGCGACGTCGAACCATTGCAGGACATCAATGTGATGATGCAGGCGTATGGCCAGACCGATAAAAACAAGAATTTTAACGTCTGTTCCGGCATCGTGAAAGCCAGTGGGGTTCCGGGCTCCCGGATTGTCGTCAGTGCCGCATGCCGGCATCAACTGGACAACAGGAATTGCGCGACCGTCAGATTCGCCAGCGACGCTGAGCCGAACACTGATGTGGCGCGGGTATGGGGCGTCGCAATCGTCACCGGAAAGGAGAAGGAGATCATGGACCTGTTGAATGTCGGCGCGTTCACCGCCCTGACCGCGCCCTACGCGGCGGTTCCGGACGGGGGGGGGGGTATTCCTCCTAGCCCTCATCGTCTTGATTGGGGCTGGCGGCATGAGGGTGCGGAACTATGCAGCCAAACCGATGGCCGAGATCACCTCGTCAGAACGAATAGACACGGACATATGGGACATCCGTGGATTCGACAGGTCGATGCTGATGGAGGGATTCACCCTCAGATGCGACGCGACACTGGAAGAGCCGCCCGGCAATATCCGAATCGGATGGAATCCGACACTGTACCAGGCATCGCAACGGATCGCAGGCAACATCTTCAACAAGGACTGCTCGCTACCGCTCGTGACTTTCGTGATCCAGTCCGGCACGTGGACCATGACGCGCCTGCTCGCCACACCGGCACGGGAGGATGCGATCATACGTGCCATCGGCCTGGACTATTTCGACGCCGACACCGCACCCTACTAAACGGATTGGGGGTGGCGGCATGAGACGTAGGAACATCTTCCCGGATCCAGAATGCGCAGGCATGATGCACCCATATACCAACGACGGCACCAGGTCGGACTTCGTGAAGAACGAAGGAATGATGTGGATGCGGGCGACAGTGACAGCTGTCGGAACACAGCAGAATTACGCACAGTACTCGCTGAACGAAGACAGAGTCCCGGTCGAGGGGGCGTACCACGTCCGCCTTCTCGCACATGCCGAAGGCGGAGACGGAATGGCGCGCTGCTATGTCAGACAGCCGAACTTCACCTACCTTCCCCTGCTACGCAGTCAATATCCCGGATGGCCAGACCATCGTCGTCGAAAGAGCTATCAGTGTTCCGGCGGGTTG